AGCCTACGATAAATAGTAAAAGTAGTCTGAGGAGTCCCGAGATACATAATACGGCTATCGCTTTTCGGCGTAAGGATGGATTCTGCTTCTGTGCAGAGTTGTAAGAGTTTTTCACGCATGAACTCCGTAAGTGAGTTACCCGGTACTTCTACGTCATCCAAGATCATCAGGTCTGCACGAGATCCTGTCAGCTGTCCGGTAATACCAACTGACTTGACTGATGGTGCTTGGTGTGGGCTACAGTTGACATCAAAGCTTATCCTTGACCATCTGCTGTCGTCCGACTTAGGTTGGAGGTGGCTTAACCAAGGTGTGTCTATGATGAGTTTCTGTAGAAAGATAGACATGTTGTCTGCACGTTCTTTTGATGCAGAGATTATCATGACCTTTCTTTCTGGGTCGTTGAATAGTGTCCATAATACAAACGCACCAGTAATCCACGACTTACCTACACCACGAAACGCCTGCACTTGCAAACGCTTCGGGCCGTTTTGTAGGTAGTCCGCAATCGCGTACTGTGCCCTCGTAGGACTAGGCAAGCCCAGCTCCGCCCACAATGCCTGTAGGAAGAGCTTGAAGTCTTGCTGTAGTAAAACTAGGGAATTTTCCATTTTTTCAGTTCAAATCTTCATCTTGCTGATATAGTTCTTGATTCTTCTTAGTTGCTTTTTGTTGTGCTCTAAGTTTCTTAGCTTGAATCTTAGCATCTAAAGTATTTAGTGCATCATCCATTAAATTATCAGGTATATCTTCAAACAAACCTGTTTGACCACGGCCTGCATTTTGCATCCTAACATCAAACGAATCAAGTAGTTTTCTCATTTGAGCACCAGTTATACCTTGTTCACCAAACTTTTCTTCAATTTTTGTAACAAGTCTTTGGAAGCTATTTTGAGCTTTAAGTAACTGAGGACTAAATAATATCTCATCTATTAATTTAGGAGATCCACTAGGTATCGCTTTATGTATAAGAGATATATCTTCTATTAACTTTTCAAATGTACGTGGAACATAACCCCCTGCTTCTAGTTTTTCTCTAACAAAAGGCTTATAGTTTACATTGTTAGTTTTGATAAAACCAAGTTCTCCGCTTGCTAACAGTCTTTCCATGGTGCGTTGTATATCATCGTACTCTGTAGCTAGTGCAGCATTAGCAAGTCGCTTATATACCTCTTGAGCCCGTTCAGCTACCTTTGCAGAGTCAGCTATAATTCTTCCTAGCTCTCTGGCTTTAGAAATTCTAACATTATCACTCTGTGACATATTTATTAAGACATCATCAGTAAAGAATTTTTCTCCAGATGCCCCTATAGTATCACTTAAAAATAAGTGTGCAAGATAATGAGGTGAGTCTACGTCAGCTGTACCACCAACTAGACGTATAAAGTTTTCTTGTTCAGAACCTAGTCCATCTAGTGATTCTTTCATAACCTTATTGACTTGTTTATACATAGGACTGTTAAAACCTAGTCCATCGTATATACCCATTATACCTTTTAAAGCTGCAATATGATGAACGTTTGACACATCCATACGACCGGGTGTATACTTACCAGTCAAACCTAGTAGCTCTGCTGCTGGTTTAAAGGTGTCACGAAACTCAGCTATATTAAACTCTTTAAATGCTTTAGTACCAGCAGTGCCTGCCCCACCTGACATTAATACATCAAGGTCTGTTTCAAACAGTTCAATGTATGCTCTACCATATTGCTTGGGACGCATACTGTCTCTAAACAAACGATAGTCAAAGTATAAGAAACCTTCATCGTTTCTTCTTACAAACTCTGGTACTTGTCTAGCTGCTCGTTGTATTCTTTTATACTCTTTGCTTTTTGGATCTATGTTAGCCTTTCTAAGTGAAAGATCTGCTACATCATAACGATTACGTTTGCTTGCTAAGAAATCACTTAAATCACCATCTTTTGGAAGACTTCCGAAACCTTTGCTGCCTGTATTATTTTTTATAGCAAACGCTGTAGGAGGTTGAAAATCAGATGAGTCTATAGGTATGCCTTCTGGAGTTATAAGCTGTTTACCACCGTTAAGTCTATTACGTAAATTATTAAAAAATTTACCAATATCATCTCCTTTAGTAGCTGTTTCAAAAATACCTCCAGCTACACCACCAAATAAAGCTCCTGTAGTAAGAGTTTCTGCATCAGGCAGTTTTCCTGTATCTATTAAAGACTCAGATGTAACCTGTGTAGCACCTAAACCAGCACCTTTAACAGTTGATTTACCGATAGCACCCTTAAGAGTTTTAGCTTGAGTACCGCCGGGTACGAGACTTAGACCAGATGCTGTTGCCAGTTCACCAAGACTAAACTCAGTGCCACGTATTCTCTGTGCAAGATAGTTAATAATACCACTACCAGCCACATTAGATAAAGCATACAAAACTCTAGCTCCCGGTATAGGAGCAACTAACAAGCCAGCTGTAGCTTTATCTAGTGCTACGTTTGCACCTACTTCAAAACCTATAGACTGTGCAAAGTTAGGATCGTAGTCTTCTCCCCTGTCTTTTTTACCTTGCTCTATAATTCTTCTAGCTTCTTTTGCACCTTTTTCAGCTTCTGCTATTTCTTCTGGTGTCCTCTTTCTAAAGATTTCTTCTGGTGTAGGTTCACCACGTAAGTTACCTTCAGTTTGTATATCTGCATCAGACGGCAATCTTCCTCTACCTTTGTAATATCGACCCATTTGACGTGATATTCTACGTCTTCTTTCAATAGAAGTTTCACCGGGTCTATCTTCTAATATCTCATCTATTCGTTTTTGTTCTTCTGCTGCTCTTCTACGAAGCTCCTCATTACCTTTAGTAACTTCATCGTAAGCTTCTTGATTCTGACGTTCGTAACGTTCAAGCTCTTCTTTCAGTTCCTCTTCCGGATCTTTCTTTTCTTCTTCTTCGTTCATCGAATGTGTGATAGAATAGTTTGTTCTCTGTCAGTTATGCCGAATGTCGACCTCATCCAGTCCAGCCAGTCCTTACTACCTTTTTCCTGATTGCATCGTTGACAAGAAGGCACGACATTCGCCGTTTCATCTCTACCCCCTTTGCATTTTGGGCGTACATGGTCAATAGTGAGTTGTTGTAATTCATAAGTTCCTCCACAATAAACGCATTGACAATTAAAGTGCTCTTTGATAGCTCTTCTCCAGAGCCTTTTAGATTCTGAACTCGTCATGGTTATTAAGTTGTGTAAATAGTAATCAGGTGTTGGTAGTAATGGGGTCATTTTTTGCGACTTTTACGGTTAATTGATGGCTTTTGTGTTCTGCCCTTGGTTGTGCTACCCTTATAATGTGCGGCATCGAGGCCGTCACGGTTGCCATATGTACCAAGTTTCTTATTAAGTTTGTTCGCATTGACTCTTATTGCTAAACCTTTCGGTGTTTTGTTGTATTTAGCCTGCTGCTTGCGACGCTTGGCCGCAGCTTTAGGATTCTTCTTGTAATAGCTAGAAGTTTTTGCCATAGACTTTTCTCTTAACTAAAGATGGATCTACAGTTGGTATGATCTTGTTGAGTTTGTCCAAGGGACTACCCTCGTAAGCGACACCTGTAATGTCATTGGTTTTTAGCCAATCACAAGCTGCCTTTAGATCTTGTACTGTTGCTTCTCCACTCTTGATTCTGCGTAGAAAGTCCTCTGTAACAAGGTAGTGTAGCTCGTTAAAACTCTCTTCGGTTGCTTTCTTGGGTATAACCCTTGGATTCTCCATATTATTCTGGTAATAAATTTTTCTTGACAAGAGCTGTTAGCTTGTCATCTACTGTGTTGTCAGTAGTCTTACTGTATGCTTCTAGTAGATTTACTACAAGTTGTTTTACAGCTTTGCTGCCCAAAAACTTGAACAGTATTGGTTTAATTAGTGCAATCATTACATTGATGGTGTGTCTAGGTCTGCTTCATCTTTTACAAAACGTCCAGCGTCATCACGCTTTGCTTTTGTTTTTTTCTTTGGTTTCTTCTTAGCTGCTTCTGCTTCTAAGGCTTTTAATCTTGTTAGTGTGCTCATCGTTGCCAAAATTTCTTTTTCTTTTTAGGTGGTTGTAGGGCAGATATAGGTACGATGTCTTGACATAACACTACCATTTCTGATTTAGGATGAAATGTAAAACCTCGCTGTCTAAGCTCTGCACATTTTAACGCACG